ATGCCATTAACAGATACCAAAGTGAAAAACGCGAAGCCCCAGGCTAAGCCCTACATTCTTCAGGATGGGAACGGCCTTTATCTTGAGGTTCGCCCCAGCGGCACCAAGTTCTGGCGATATCGTTACTGGCTCACGCCAAAGAAAGACGGCAGGTATACGATCGGCGAATATCCGCATGTTTCGCTGGCAGATGCCAGGAAGGAGAGGGAGAGGGCAAGAGAACTCGTTAAAAAAGGCTTAAACCCGACCGACGTCAGAAAGGTTGAAAAGCAGGCCTCTCTTGCCGAGGATCAGATAACGTTCAAGCTGGTTGCACAGGAATGGCTTGAGAGAAAAAAACAGACATGGGCCAAAGGAACGTATGATCAGAATGAGCTCTTCCTTTCTGTGCACTGTTATCCGGACTTTGGTGATCGCCCCATACTCTCGATTAAAGCACACGATATTTTGAAGGTGTTGCGAAGGCTCGAGTCGCGCGGTACGCATCAGTCTGCTCTCAAGGTTCGTCAGATCTGCTCAGCTGTGTTTTGCTATGCAGTCGCCACGTTGCGAGCCGAAACCGATCCAGCGGCTCCGTTAAGAGGCGCCATCATTGCACCAAAAGCTGTTAACTCAAGATGCCTTACTGCAGCAGACCTAAAAAAGTATTTTGCATCTTTGGCAGCATACGGTGGACACATACAAACGAAGCTGGCGCTTATGTTGCTGCCTTTTGTTTTTGTGCGTCAAAATGAGCTTAGAAGTGCCAGGTGGGAGCATTTTGATTTAGACAATGCGCTTTGGACCATACCGGCTGGCAGCATGAAAATGGGCCGAACTCACTCTGTGCCATTGTCGCCTACAGCAATAAAAATACTGAAACAGGCTAAGACTGCGTTTCCTCACCGGGAGCTGGTTTTCCCGGGCATAAAAAAACCATTAGAGCCACTGGGCAATAGCACCCTTAATCGCGCGATCGTCTATTTAGGTTTTCAGCCTACTGAACTGACCTGCCATGATTTTCGCGCAACGGCATCGACTACCCTCTATGAAATGGGGTATCGCGGCGAAATTATAGAGAAGCAACTTGCGCATGTTGAAACCAACACGGTAATTGCTGCCTACAACCACGCCGAATACCTTAATGAGCGAAGGAGTATGATGAATGCCTACGATGAGTGGCTGACCCAGTTTATGCCGCATGACTTCGTTTCAGTGATTCCTGATAACGCGTGATGCTTGATTCCGGCCAACGGCTCATCCGGCAACCGTTGCGCAGAGGCTTATCGATTTCGCCACTTTTTACCTTCCGGTATAGAGTGGTTTTACCAATACTTAGAATTTCACAAACCTGTCGGCAGCTATACATTCTTTCCATATTCACTCCTTTGGCGGCCATAGCCAGGCCAGCACGATACAAATAAAAAGGGCGAGCCACAGAGTGAACTCGCCGGGGGGGAGATGTCAGTTAAGGTTTTCACGCGATTTTTTCGGCATCCGACTGGCCTTCAAGCATCGTTCTGCCGCCCGTCGATAGCTCTGCCGCGGCAGAAATAGCTACCCGCAATTTGACGATCAGCACACCGCCTGGCTGAAATATCAAGCAAAATTTGAAGTGGTACGCAAGGTGCTAGCGCGCTGAGGCGTTATCACCGAACAGGATGCCAGGCTGCTATCAGATTGCGTGAACACTGCTTTCGACGGCATCAGCTTTAAACAACGTCATGACATATTATGCTTAACCCGTTGCGCGGTTTTTTTCGTAACTCTTGCCATTAGGACTATTCCTAAAGCCTGTTTTTGGTTATGATTCATTAATTCGCATTACCAATCTGGTCATTTATATGAGTGAAGCAATTAAAGAAATTGCTGGAGCATTAAAAGATGCTTTAGTTACCCCGCTACAAGAAGCTTTTGTATATCGTGCCCGTAACCCTTTCTTTGGTACACTTGTAATATCTTGGTTTTTTTATAACTGGGATAAAATAGCTTTCTTTTTTCTTTCTGATATGAAAGTTTTACAGCGCATAGATTACATAAGACATAAAGTACCTGATAATACGGTGTTTTTTGGTCAGAGCATACCACACGCACATTCAGTCTTATTCCCTTTCTTATGGGCTATATTTATTTCAGTCACTTATCCTTTTTTCACATATGCAGCTATTTGGGTGCATAAAAAAACCACATCACAGATTGAAACCATTAATTCAGGAAAAAAAAAAGCACGAATTCAACTCCAAAAAGACTTAATGGTTGAGATGGCAAAAAACGAATCTGCTAAAGCAAAACAAATTGCTCAAGAAGAAGCCGAAATTGAAGTGTTTCGCGAGAATGCAGCTCGCAGCAGGGCAAATATTGATATGCTTAGGACCCAAAAATCTACACTCGAAAGTGAAATTGCATCACTTGAACTTCAACAAAACTCAGCGCAGACTACACTATCTGCTTCATCAGGCGAACTCGACGTTGTGATGAAAAAATTACAATCAACTTCTTTTGAATATCAAAAACTGTTAAAAAAACATATTTCAATCGAAGATTTAATCTATAAAAATAATGAGCAAGAACAAGAGATAAATTCTTTAAATAAAAAATTAAATCAAGCTGATGAAACAGCGGAAGAATTTATGGATATCGCTATGCAATTAAAAGATGAAAAGGAAAGATCACTCAAAAAGGATGGGTTAATTAAAGAGCTAAGTTCAAAATTAACTGCGTCACTGCAAAAAGAGGTTAAAAATTTCTCTTCTTCAGTTGAAATTACAAACAGTATGCATGACTTGCAAAAAGAATACCCTAACATTTTTGTTATACAACCTGAAAAGATGCAATTAGAAGTTAGAGATTCCTATAAGAAAAAACTATCAGAGTTGAATAGTAAGTCAGGTTTAGGCTTACAGAGGGTAAGTTCAGATAGTTATGGGAATATCTTACTTGAAGGCATCGATATGACTAAAAAAGAGCACGAACTTAAAGACGTATCTAATTTATCTAAAAATAAGGGTCGTAATCAGTAACGCACTGTCTCAATTTCCTCCCTAGCGAGTGCATCTCCTTTGATTGTCGGGAACGCGAACGTTAGTACGAGTGCATCGGCATCGTTTGGTGAAGTAAACCGGCAACAGATGATTCTGCGTGCTGGCGGCCACATCGGCTACGAAGCGGAAATCACACTTGAGCACGGCAAATATTTCCGGTGGCGTCTGCCAGCTGTCGCGGTGTTCTGGCGGGGTGGTGCTGCCGCCATAGTCATTAACAATGTTCACTGGCGTATCTCCTTATCAACCTGCCGCACAAAGAAGGACAGCCAGCGCTTTACCGGGAATGTGCCTGGCGGGAGGCATTGAACGGTTTTGGCATGCTTGTCGAGAAGGGTGGTTATGATGCGGTCGTGCTCCGATCACGGCTTTCCTTTGGTCGCGATCAGAATGTCGGCGCGGCATTTCCGCGCCCCCGAGCAAAGTGCGCTTTCTGCTTCAGGGCTCATGCGAACTCCGGTAAACGAGAAAATATAGTTTTTATTTTTTAAGAGGTGTTTAAACATCGAATTGATTCTTCTGCTATAAAAGCTTAACATTCCAACTCAAGAGGGTTACTGGATTTTAAGTAAATAATGAAAGGATTTATTATGAGCCAGTCTTCAAGCAGCAAGTTTGATTTTCAAGATCCAAAAGGTTTATTGTGGTTATTGGATAAATTATTTAACTATCGGGCTAGGGAGTTCTACCTCCCTATGTTCCAAGTTGTTTTGTTTTTCATTGCCTCAATTCTTTTTATGCTTTTTTTTCATTTAGGTCTAATTGATTCTAATACTGAAGTGCCACACTCACTTGACCGTTCTTGGTATGGATTAATATATCTGTTGGATCTTAGGCTAGAGTCTGCAATTGCTTACAAACCATTCAGGTTAATAAGTGTTTCACTTGGCGTCATCTTTGTTATAGGTTTCATCGCTGTGGGTTTAGAAGAAAAATTATACAAATATTTGTGGGTTATATTTTTTTCAGTGCTCTCAGTTGGATGTGCGGGAGTAAGTGCTATGGGTGGTGCAGTTTTCTTGCTGTCAATTATTGTTTTTGCTATAAATAATCACGGCGATGGCTTTATTTTAATGGTTGAAAGTGTCGGTTTGATTGTTCTGTCTTTTGGAATATATGCAATTTTAAGGCAGTCATTTATAACATTTTTTGAAAAAGTTGTTGTTCTTTAGTTTCACCATTACTATATGCTAAACAGCTTTAATAAGCCCGCATCATGCGGGCTGTAATTATAAATTACTCATAATAAATAAGCGTGCTAAATTTCTCTTTCATTAAAGATTAATATTGTTTTCTAATAAATTTTTCATGGCACAGATGGTATATTGATGTAGCCTTGACAAGGTGTTTACCTTCATCAGCTAACATCTTCGCTGCATATTTGTAGCAGCGGTCCAGGCCAGCCACGTTTTCCGCCTCCGCTGCAGCGGTGGTGAAATTGGCAAGCAGCTCATCCGGCGTGCGCGCTGGTGCATTGGCGTTCGTCGCCGGGTTAATTTCGCGCTCGGGCTGCTGTGCTTCGGGCTTGCTGTTAATCAGGTTGTTCAGGTCCGCACGACTGCGCGCCGGGGTGACGTCGCGTTCCGCGCGCTGCGCCGGCTCAAACTCATCCGGGGTGTAAACGCCGAGGATGACGTCAGGACAGTAGAGGCGCGCCCAGTATTTGACGGCCAGATAGGCCAGGTGCTGCTTCGACGCCGTTTTCCAGAGTGGGGAGTTGCGGGTAGTGACGAATTCCAGAAACAGAGGCTCGCCCCAGGTGATTTCCTTCTCGTCACGCAGCACGGCGCCGACCCGGACAAACAGGCCGCGTTCATTCGCCGCGTTAGCCGCGCCGGGCTTAAACTTCTCCCAGTCACCACCGTACTCATATTTGAAGCGACCCTGCACCGCTGTAGAGCTGGTGATGACGGCGTTTACCAGTTGCGCTTCGTAGCCCAGCATGCCGTTAACGAGATGCGTTTTCTGCGCTACCGCGTAGGGGTTCATCCCCCATTGCGCAGCCTGCAGGGCAATGGCGAGACAGTCAGCAGGCTTGCCCGCCAGGTGGGCCGGAACGGTGGCCTTGCCCAGCGCCATCACTTCGGCGAAAGCCTGCAACTTCTGCAGGCCGGTCGGGCTGAAAATTGCCGCTTTGGTGTCGGCCTCATTGATCGGCGAGTGCGTAATTTCGTTGCTCATGCGTAATCCTTCCTTTTGGCCCAGTCCGGGCGCGTAATTTCTTCGATGCCGCCCCAGTTACCGGTCAGCATGCATTCGTGATAGGTATTCAGGTCGCGGCGGAAGAGGTCGTAGCCCACGGCAACATCGTCCTCCTGCAGTTGGAAAGTGCGCACCGGATACCGGCCGCAGTCGATCGACTCGCTGACGGCGATAAAAACGAAAAGCGGATATTCGCCGAAATGTTTGCTGAAGCCTTCGCGGTAGTAGGCGTCCTGGACGTGATAGCGAAACTCTTCGACGTGGCGGGCGAAGCGGGACATATCAGCCACTTTCTTCACGTCGACGATGACGGGCTGGCCTGAAAGAAATTTGTCTGGCCGGATCCGGCAAAGCTCGCCGGTTTGCTCGTCGTTCCAGTAGATTGACGCCTCTTGGTGGCCTTCTGCCTCCAGTAACCAGCGTGCGGCCGGGTGGGCTAGGGCGCTGGCGCGCATAAGCTGCAGCTTGCGACCATCCTCGGCGTCCATCACCGTCATGCCCAGCCCGGCGCAGTCTTTCAGAAAGGCTTTCTCGTTCGCCTTGCCTTCATTGGTCCGGCGATTAAACTCGGGCGCCACGATGAAGCGATGATCAAACTCTTCCGGCTCCAGCAGCAGGCAGTGCAGGGCCGTGCCCATATCCAGTGCCGATTTCTTCTCTTCGTCCTCTGGTGCTTCTTTGCGCCACTGGAAGATGGCCGGGTTAATAGCGATGTCGTCCAGCTGCGATTTACTGATGCCGGGGCCGCCGTGGTACGACTCGTTACTGATGTCGTAATAGATGCCCGGCTCCATCACGCCACCTCATCGAAGCTGTTTCGGCTTTTCCAGATGGCGATCGCCATATCCCGCTTAGCCACCTTCACCAGCGCATCGCGCAGGAAGTTTTCGGCGGCTTCGTACTGCTCGTCGTCTTCGTCGACCAGCTCGACAGCCGGGTAATCGAAATGCTTGGGCAGGAAAGCGCACAGCGCGGTCATCAGCGGGTTAATCTTGTGCTGGTCCATCATCGCGTCGACTTCATCGCCGATGTGTTCTAAATCGGTTTCGGAGAGGTTTTTCATGATTTCCTCGACTTCCTGCTTGGCTTGCCATGAAAGCTTCACTGGTGCGCCCTCCGTAACAACAGCATTGCCATAGCCCATTTCGCGTTGTCGCCGAACAGATGGGCCTCTCGTGAAAGCTCCTGCGCTTTCTGGAAGTAGCGAATCTTCATGGCTGGCCTCTTTGATTCAGGGTGTCGATGACGGAACGCAGCCCGGCGCGCAGACGGCGAGTTATTACATCCAAAAGTGATTCTTGGTAGGCGAAATCCACGATGGGTCCGCCCGCGATTGAGAAGATCATCGTGGGTTTCCTAAGTTATTGATTAAAGGATTTTTATCTGTTGCCGATAATGAACTGGCTTAATGACATGGAGTAAAATAATGAGTTTTTATTTATATAATATCTTTGGTTTTTTTATCTTCTTGTTTGTTGCAATATTTGCATGGAGTAAATTTAAAGCAGAAGATAAAAATAGAAAGCTGCTAGTTTTGTTTTGGGGTGTGCTAACTGTTTGGCCTGGATACCTTGCCTATTATTGTGCGAAGTGTGTGTGGCAAGGGGATTTATATGTGGCTGAAACAAAGGAGTTTGTCAAAGATGAACTTAAGGATTCTCGCAACCCTACAATAAGCCTTGGGGCGATTAGATACGCCAACGAAGCCTTAGGTTTTAAATTGGAAAAAACAGATGTAAAAAATATTTGGAATGGCAAGGCTGATTTTAAAGGTAACTCGCTTCCTTATAATGCTTATGAAGTAAATACGAAATGGAAGAATAGAAGCGAAGGTGAGTCAAAGGAACTATGCTTTCTTTTCGCATATGCAAATGATATTGAAAATGACTACAGGCGTCTGATCAGGGTCGAAGATGACTGTAACAATAAAGACAATTGGCTAAGTATCGTTAAAAAAGATGCTGAATAATCAACATGGGGCGAAAGCCCCTTTCTAATAAGGTTTCCTGTCCATTATTGATTTTCACGAACGGCGATCATTGCGTCGGCTACGCTGTATGCGCGCCGAGCATGTCGTTTAGCGTCCCAAGTGGAATATGCCGGGTCGGATAGCCGCCTTCGCCGAAAACGACATCAGCACGAAGCAGCAGCTGTCGGCCGGCATGAAGCACGCCCGCGCCAGCGCCTCGCCGTTCTGGCCGTCGCCTGGACAGTTTATCGAGTGGTGCAAGCAGGGCGAACTACGATCCGCTGGTCTGCCGGACGAAGACGGTCTGTATGACATGGTGATGAAGTACTCCGCCCGCCGTGGTCTGATCGACAGCCCCGAGGCGTATCCGTGGGAAAGCAACGCCGCATACTGGATGGTCACTGGCCTGTACAGCACGATGCGCGCCAACAACCTCTCCGAGCCTGAGCTGCGCGCCAAATGCCGCGCCGAGCTTCGCAAAATGGCATCGCGCATCGAGTCTGGTGAAGAAATTCCCCCACCGCGCGCGCAGCTGGAAAAGCTCTACATGCCAACAGCCAGCGAAAAGGCTCTGGACAACGTTGCCCAGCTGAAAGCTCTCGTCAGGAAAGGGAGGTAATCATGAGCGAAAGCATCAGAAACAGCTTCGAGCGTTTTTATCACAGCGTTCACGGCGACAAGCACAGCATGACCCGATCGCACCTCGGCTATCAGGATGAGACTGTCGATCGCGCGTTTTTCTTCTGGCTGGCCGGACGGGAAGGAGGAAGGGCATGACGCAGGTTACGCAACTGATTATCCGACCTTCGCAGGACCAGACGCGCAACCTGGTGCTGGCGATCATCGACGTCGCCCGGAAGCAACCAGCATCGCAGGACACGCTGGCGCATATCCGCACGCTGGCATCAGAAGCTATCGACCTGATGGGCTGTCAGCCTCCTGGTGATACGGCGCCAGCCAGGAGCAGCAGACAAGTCACCATCTCAAAGCGGGATTACCGGCAGATCTGCAACGCCTACATCAACGCCGTGAACGCCAAGCAGCAGCTCCTCATGGTTCATCGGGGTGACAGACCGTTTTCAGATGCAGCCGTAGGGCGCCTGGAAGATGCGTTTCACGTAATTATTCAGCAACTGAAGGAGCTTGTTGATGGAGATACCGAAGGACGGCATAAGGCTTCATAGGTCGAACTTCAACGCCATCGGGCAGAAAATCCTCCCCATGCTCGACTCAGGCGAAACCTACCGGCTAATCATCAGACCGTAGCGCGAGAGGCGCAGCCTCAACCAGAACGCCTTATCCCACATGTGGTACAGCGAAATCAGCGACTGGCTCATTCGGCGCGGCAAAGACTTTGCCTCTGCTGAGTGGGTGAAAGACGCGATGAAGCACACCTATCTCGGCTACGTAGAACGCGAGATGGTCGATGTGGTGACAGGTGAAACGACAGTAATCCGTTCGCTACGGCATACCTCAGACCTCGACACCGGCGACATGCATTTCTACCTCACTCAGGTGGAAGGCTGGGCGTTGAGCCTTGGCTGCAAACTGACGGTGCCGGCCGACAGCGAATACATGAATCTGAAGGAAAAACAAAATGGGTAAAGCCATTGTTCAAACCATTCCCGAACTTCTCGTTGAGACGCGAGGGAACATGGCAGCAGTTGGCCGCATGACAGGCATCGCCCGTCAGACGGTGAAGTGTTACGCACGCGACGTTGATGGAAAAAAACATGCGATCGTCAACGGCGTTCTGATGGTCGCGCAGGGGAATCGTGAAGCATTTAGGGCCATCTCCGAGATCACTGATAGCATAAGCTTGGCAACATGGGATCGTAGTGGAAAGCCTTTTTATGATCAGTTGATCGGCAAGCTTGAGATCGAAGAGTCGTGGGCTAATGCTGCGTTGAATAAGGTAACTGCATAGCACAACTGGGAATAGCCCATTATTTTATAGTGGGCTATTTACTTTTCAGGAAGCTGGGGATATGATTCCTAACAGTTGAAGTTGCGCTCTGTTGTTGTATGCGTAAACTAAATGAGTTCCATCACTCTGTGATAATCAAAAAGCCCTGCGGCCTCACCAGATGCAAGGGCTTTTTTGTTGGTATCAAAATCATGTATGTTGTTTCCTTTTTGACAAGGAAACCATCATGGCTTGGAAAGGTGTGCCGTTCTCATTTATTCATGATCCTTCAACAAGTGATTTGATTATTGCCCTACGAAGCCTTCCTAAGATTGTGGTTGACTCTCCACCTGATTATACAAACTTGGTTGTAACGGCCTTAGTAAGCTTGGTCGCCGGTATAATACCCGCCTCAATAGCAGTATGGACCTTTAAGCGTAATGCTGAAAATGTGAAAGCTGAAAGAGAGAACCAGCAAGAATTTCTGCGTGAAGAAAGAGAAAAGCAGCAAGAATCATTAAAACAAGACAGAGAAACACAGATAATTATTGCTGAGCGCAACTTTAACATGCAGGTGCTGTCAGGTAACCGTCAAAGCTGGATTAACAGTCTCAGGGACATTATTGCTGAGTATACTGTCGATGCGCCAGGATTAATTGATGCAACTCATCAATACAGAATGCAGGTTATTTATTTAAAAAACTTCCATAAACACATTGAAGAAAAATCCGCTTATAGCAGATCTGATATTTTTAATGCGGAATATCAAAAAGCTGTTCAGAACCTTGACTCGGCCTTGATTAAAATGAATGAAAGGAATGACAAGGTTTCATTATTGTCATCTAAAATTTTAATGATGATGAATCCTAGGGAGGATGAATATGTTAAAATTAAAACTCTGTTCGAAAGGATCAGGAAAATCAATTCAGAATTAGTTAATTCAGATAAAGGTAACGAGCTTTTCAAAAAGCATATTACTGAAACTTTATTGCTTATGAATGATTTGATTAGCCTTTCCCAGCAAATTCTTAAAAGAGAATGGCAAAGAGTCAAAGAAGGTATTTAGACCTCGCTTATCCTAAAGGCACGGCTTCGGCGGTGCTTTTCTGTTTTCGCCCCTGCCAATCACTGCACACTTCGGTTTAGCGACCTATGGCAGAGGGCGATTTTTATCCATAAAAAAATCCGCACTCAGGCGGATTATTCAATGTTGACTACTCAACGGCAGGGCGGTGCTTTTTTCTCTCGACAAGATTAAAGCTAACCGGGCTTGCTCAGTTCAGAAAGTAGACAATTCCTAATTGAGCCAGCTCCCTCAACACCGAGGGGGTCACATGAGTATCGATATGAGCAAACTGGCTTCAGGCGCAGCGTATGGCGCGTCAGCCGGGACGATTGCCAACGGTCTTCTGACCCGGCTTAGTCCCGATGAGTGGAGCGCTGTAGGCGTCCTGGCCGGCATTCTGGTCGCCCTGCTAACGCTCGGCATCAACTGGTATTACAAACGAAAAGCCACGCTGGCACAGATCAAGGCGCTTCAGCGCTAGCCCACTGCACCCGGCCTCACCGAGGAATAACCAATGGCAATGTCAAACTCACTGCGCAATAAGCTGATCGCTGCCGCAGGTGGCGGAGCCATGCTTATCGCTACGGTATTTCTTGGCGGCAAGGATGGTGTCGAAGGGCGAGTGTACGAACCCTATAGGGACGTTGTCGGGGTGTGGACGGTCTGTGACGGTCATACAGGCACAGACATCATCAGGGGCAAGAAGTACACCGACCACGAATGCGATCGCCTGATGTGGAATGACCTGCAGCCAGTAAAGAAGGCGGTTGACGGGATGGTCAAAATTCCTCTGGGGGAATATCAGCGCGCTGCACTGTATAGCTTCACCTATAACGTTGGCACAAACGCGTTCTCTAAATCGACGCTTCTAAAACGCCTGAATGCCGGGGATGTCGATGGCGCCTGTGAAGAGCTGCGCCGCTGGATATATGCAGGCGAGCAGAAGTGGCGCGGACTGATGAACCGCCGGGATATGGAACGGACTATGTGCCTGGCGGAGAGCGCTGATGATCTGGCTGGCAAATAACTGGCGTTCTCTGATTTCTATACTGCTGAGCATCTGTCTTTGTCTGTTTGCCTTACTGGCTGACAGCTACAGGGATAAATACCAGGCAGCAAAGAGCCTGGCAGAAACGCAGCAGGAAACCATCAACGACATGCAGCGTCGGCAGCAAAGCGTTGCAGCTCTCGACGCGAAATACACGAAGGAGCTAGCTGATGCTCAGGCGACTATCGATCAGCTGCATGATGACGTTGCTTTTGGCAAGCGTCGGTTGCAGCTCAACGCCACCTGTACGAAGCAATCCACCTCCGGCGCCGCCGGCATGGATGATGCAGCCAGCCCCGGACTTACTGACTCCGCTGAACGGGATTATTTCACTCTCAGAAGTCGAATCGAGCTCGCCGGAAAGCAAATAGCCGGGCTGCAGCAATACATTAGAGAACAGTGCCTGAAATGATTTTGCCGATTTGAAAAATTCCACAAGTAACTTTCAAGAAAATGGCATCTCTCCAATGTAAAGCGGCTATCTAACAAGTGTGACACATTGGAATACCAGTTTTTTATTATATTTATCACTCATACGGATTCCTTAATGTCTTTTGTGACAGTCTCCAACAAACAGGAATTGCTCTGCCACTACGACCTCTCTGTTTTACAATACGATTTGAAAGTTAAGTTACAACTTATCTAATTAATTATTAGATTCGTTTCCAGTAAATAGTTGGGCATAGCATCATATACAGTATTGCAGGCAGGAAAAGAGATTAATATAATCGAATTGCACTGTTTATTTATACAGTATATTTTGCTTAATTTTGCGAAAAAGAGGAATTGTATGGGTTCAGGAAATGGTTTTGACAATGCTCACAATAATCAGTTTGGTGGCGGTGGCCGAGGTCCTACTGGCGGAGTAAATACGGGCTCTGGCCCTTCAGGCAATGCTGGCAATGGACGATATGTCCTGTCACCAGCAAAGCCGGGCGAAGTTGCAGGCCGATGGGTTAATGGTGAATTACGGATTGAAATTTCACGCGGTATGAATTGGGTGCCAGATAATTCAATCCACTGGTCAGATGGTCGCTCAGGAAGTGAAGGTAGAGATAATCTTCGAACCAATGTAACGGCACCTGTTCCATCGGGCTTCCGTTCAGCAGTTGATGGCTATATCTATACGGTGACAGTCGACGGAAATGACAATATTACCGGTGTAAGTCTTTATTCGCGGCCAATTTTGAACAATCGAAAAGATTGGAAAAATGGTGAAACCTCGCGTCAGGCTCAAGCTCGCGCGCTTGTTCAGGCGCAGCTGGATACGAAGAAAGCAGTCGCAGCCGCAGCAGCGCAAAAGGCAGCTAATGAAGCAGCTGCTGCAGAAGCTCAGCGCAAGGCTATAGAAGAGGCGAAGCGTAAACAGGCTGAATGGGATGCTGCACATCCTGTAGAGGCTGCACAGCGTGATGTCAATAATGCTTCTGTCAATGCGTCAGCCTTACAAAATAAGATCAATTCCGACAATGTCCAAATTAACGCTAACAACGCCGAAATCAATGCTAGGCGACCTCAAGTTGATGAACTGTCAGCGAAGGTTCAGGCGCTTGGAGAACAAGTAAGAGGTCTTGCAGGTGTAGATCCAGTGCGCTCCAACAGGATTCTCTTTACGATGCTCACGCCAGCGAAAAATAGGCGCGATCAACTCCAAAATGAGATTAATTCATATAATTCTCAGAATGATGCATTACGTAATGATATTTCTTCTCAAACTAACTCTCTTAACCAAGAAAATATTAACCTTGCAAATGCCCAGGCACGGCTTCAGCAAGCAATATCTGAAGCTGAAGCAAAACGTCAGGCTGAAATTGCACGTCAAGCTGCAGAAGCTGCGCGCTTAAGCGCTGAACAAGCAGCGGCAGCGCAAGCAAAAGCGGAAGCTGACGCTAAAGCCAAGTTGGAGGCTGAAGCTGCAACTAACGCTGCTGCACTCGAAGCTGCTCGTTCAAAACTTGAAGAGCAGAATGTATTTGGCTTTGCTGGCTTTCCTGCTGTAGTCGCCTCTGCGTCGCCAATTACTTTTGCCGAAACAGGTTTGGGCGGATTTACCTTGGGTGAGGCTGCGCTTGCGACAGCATGGAATTCTGTGCGGACTGTGATCGCTGAGTTAATTGGTACAGCCATCTCCGGAAGTGGTATCGGTGCACTAATCGCATCAGTAGCTTATATTCCGAGTGCAGGTGAGGGCAGTGATAAGGTTCCGGGCCGAGAAGATATTAATATGTTCCTGTCCGCGATGCCTGCTGATGCCATTAAATTGCCATCGGACGCAGTTTTGAAAGCTGCTGCTGACGTTAATGGCTCTGTCAACATGGCCGTTCGTGGACGCCTCTATTACACAGATAGTGCGCTAAAAACATATCTTGTACGAACTGTTAACCCTAGTGCTGTTCGTGTACTGAATGCTTCGATTGATAAGGTTACAGGACTTTATTCAGTATCTATCCCAGCAGAAAGCGGACTACCTTCGCGAACAATCCTTGTGTCACCTGAGAAAGCTCCGGGCTATAAAGGTTTGCCGCCTCTGGTGACTCCAGCTCATAGCGATGCAGTACCCGGTAACACAGGCAATCAAAATCCTGTAAATACATCGCCTGTGATTGAAAGCTTCCCAATGGCAGATGACATGGACTTCAGGGATGCAATCCTTATTTTCCCTGCAGATTCTGGGTTGAAACCAATCTATGTCATGCTGCAAAGTGGGCGTGACCTGCCTGGGAAAGTTGAAGGTAAAGGAACCGATGTTGCAGGGCAATGGCTTGCGACATCAGGTAAAGAGCTAGGCGTGCCAGTACCTACACGCATTGTTGATAAATTGTTTGGTAAAGAATATCGCAGCTTCGATGCTTTCCGTGATGCTTTTTGGAGAGAGATTGCTGCAGATTCTCAACTTGCTGGGCAGTTCAATAAAACCAATGTGGATCGTATGAAGAATGGTCTTGCTCCCCGTGTCCCCATGAAAGAGAGTGTTGGAGGTCGGCGCTCTTTCGAGCTTCATCATGTTAAACTTATCTCTCAGGGCGGCGAGGTATATGATGTTGATAATATTCGTGTAGTAACGCCTAAGCGTCACATTGAAATTCACTCAAATAAGTAACGGAGAGAAAATGGAACTTAAAAAAATTTTTCAGGACTATTCAGAAGCCGAGTTTACCCAGCTTGTGAGTGAAATTTTTAGCGCAAAAGGTGGTGAAGCATATCAAGATCAGCTTCTGGAAAATTTTATTGTTGTAAGTGAGCATCCTGATGGCTCCGATTTGATTTATTATAATGACGATCCAAATTTGACCCCTGAAAAAGTTGTTGAGGCAGTTAAAGCCTGGCGCAGGGCTAACAATAAGCCTGGTTTCAAAGCATAATCTAAAGCCTCCTTAGGGAGGCCTTTTAATAGAGTAGATATGCCAGACACCTACTGCATCACAGTAACAACGAAATCCAGTGAAACGCATGTGGGCCTGATGAACCGATCACAGCCGGAAATTGTGAACGGTTTCATCGGAATTGCTCAGGAAGATGGCGCTTGGGTATACCTAGCGCCTGACGACGTGCTTAAGATGGAGTACGTTCCGCAGCTCGTGACCGAAGTGCAGCCGAGCGAATAGAAAACGATTAAGGATTGATTTCTAAAGCAGAGGTTCTAATCAGAAATTAGCTTAATCGTTATATCAAGTGACAAGGGCGATACCTTCAGACTGCATTTTTTACGAAAACGCATTACAACTTTATTCAATAAAGAGTGTATCCATGGGGTGGGAAGGGTGATTGCTTGTTCACATGCCATACCATGAGAGCTTAGAAAATTAAGCAAATCCCGCGTTCCTCCTTCGCGGCACAGGTGTGACACAAATCTGACACGAGGATACCTAAGCTTTTGTAGCTCAATGAGAGTCATCTGCAACTCGTTATAGATTTGGAATATTGCCCCTTTGCCAACAGGACAGTTTGCAAACCGCATGTGTAAAGTTGCCGGTTTTGAACCGTGACTGACTACGGAAAAGAGTGGGAAGTAGCGAGTTCTCTTTTCGATGTTCTTCTTCAGTCGCATCAGAAGAGCAATCGCAAAAACACATATCAAACATATCGTATTCATACAGCCTCCTTTCCTTGCTTATCGGTAGACTGAAGAAAATGTTTAAGGTGAGTTATGGCGACCAAAGCTAAAACTGGCCGCCCTTCTGATTATCTACCAGAGGTGGCTGCTGACATCTGTTCATTGCTTGCCGATGGAGAAAGCCTGCGCAAGATTTGTGAGCGCCGGGGGATGCCGAATAAGGCAACCGTATTCCGCTGGCTGGCTCAACATGCCGAGTTTCGCGACCAATACGCGAAAGCCACCGAGACCCGCGCCGACGCCATTTTTGAAGAGATGTTCGATATAGCCGACAACGTTGCAGAAGAGGCTGCGGCAGTAGGTAAGGCCCGTCTACGCATCGATACTCGCAAATGGGCGCTGGCTCGCATGAACCCGAAGAAGTACGGTGACAAGGTGAGCCAGGAAATCGACCACAAGTCTTCCGATGGCAGCATGGCAACTAAGCCGACGATAATTCAGCTGCTACCCGTTGAGCCAAAAGCATGAGTGAAGCCGTACAGCTCCCGATCCCCGCAAAGCTCGCTCCACTCTTCACCGCCACCAATAAGCGCTATCGGTGCTCACATGGCGGCCGCGGCAGTGCGAAGACGCGCACGTTTGCCCTGATGACAGCCGTAAAGGCATATCAGGCGATGATGAATGGTGACAGTGGCGTAATCCTCTGCGCGCGTGAATTCATGAACTCGCTGGAAGAGTCGAGCATGCAGGAGGTTAAACAGGCGATCCTGTCTGTGCCATGGCTGGCTTCAAACTTCGACATTGGCGAGAAATACATTCGCACCATCGACAAATCGGTGACGTACGTCTTCGCAGGCCTGCGTCATAACCTCGACAGCATCAAGTCGAAAGCGCGCATCTTACTGTGCTGGGTTGATGAGGCAGAGACTGTCAGTGAAATCGCATGGCAAAAGCTTGACCCAACCGTCCGTGAGAATGGCTCTGAAATATGGGTGACATGGAACCCTGAACGCGACGGCAGCGCCACTGATAAGCGATTTCGCAAAGAAGCAGGCGATGGCTGCATAACAGTTGAAATGAACTACGAGGATAACCCGTGGTTCCCTGACGTGCTTGAGGGAGTTCGGAAGAATGACCAGAAGCGACTCGACCCGGCAACTTATGCCTGGGTGTGGGAGGGCGCTTATCTCGAAAACTCCGATAAGCAGGTGCTGGCAGGTAAATACCGTATTGCTGAGTTCTCTGACACATTGTGGAAAGAGGCGGAGCGCCTTCACTTTGGTGCCGACTTCGGCTTTGCCAAAGACCCGAACACGCTGACGCGATCGTTCATTCTGCATAACCGGCTCTATATCGAATACGAGGCATACGGACAGCAGACAGAACTGGACCACATGCCAGCGCTTTACGACACGATACCCGGCTCACGTGAATGGCCTATCAAAGCAGACTCAGCTCGACCTGAGACCATCAGCTACCTCAAGCGTCAGGGTTTCAACATCTCAGCCGCTGAAAAGTGGCAGGGCAGCGTTGAAGATGGTATCGCTCATCTCCGCGGCTTTGATGAGATCATCATTCATCCCCGCTGCAAGAACGTCGCGCGCGAGGCTCGCATGTGGTCGTACAAAACTGACCGCATTACCGGCGAGGTGCTGCCGAAACTGGCTGATGGTGACGAGCACTGCTGGGATGGCATCCGCTACAGTCTCGATGGCTACATCAAACGCAAAGCCCAGACGATGGGGATGATGCTTCCCAAACGCCTGCAAGGTAAATAACTCACCAACGGACAAACCATGACTGACAAATTAACGCTAGCCGTCAATCACGCGCTGAATGACGTCAGGCTTGCCCGTGCGCGCGCAATGGCATTCAACACGAGCATGGGACTGGATGCGAAACGTGAGAGCGCATGGTGCGAATACGGCTTCAAAGAAGACCTTACATTTGATGATCTGCACAAGCTCTATCGCCGTGGCGGCATTGCTTACGGCGCCGTTAACAAGCTGGTTTCGAAATGCTGGCAAACCAACCCGCAGGTGATTGAAGGTGAACAGTCCGACGATTCACGCGGACTTACTGTGTGGGAAAAGGCCAGCAATCAGGTGTTCACCCATCGCTTCTGGCGAGCATTCGCTGAGGCGGATAAACGTCGATTGGTTGGTCGCTGGGCTGGAATCTTGCTTCACATTAAGGACAGCAAAAAGTGGGACCAGCCAGTCGTAAAAGGAAAGGCGCTTCAGAAGATTTCGCCAGTTTGGGCCAGTGCGTTAAAAGTTGGTAGTCGGGACAACGCTGGTGCAATCGCCATGTGGCAGTACACCGAATCGCTTTCTGACGGCAGTACAGCGCAGCGAAATATCCACCCCGATCGCGTGCTGATTATCGGGGACATGTCAGACGATGCGATCGGCTTTCTTGAGCCTGGATATAACGCCTGCGTCAGCCTGGAGAAAGTCGAAGGTGGTTCAGGTGAGTCGTTTCTGAAGAACGCAGCGCGCCAGCAGAATATCAACTTCGACAAAGAGATCGATTTCAAAAATCTGGCCTCAATGTACGGCGTAACGGTTGATGAGCTTCAGGAGCGCTATAACGAAGCTGCCCGTGAGATTAACCGCGGCAATGACACGCTGCTGATTACGCAGGGCGCGCAGGTCACGTCGATGGTCAATGCGGTATCTGACCCGTCACCAACCTATGACGTGAACCTGAAGACATTCAGCGCATCGGTAGACATTCCCTCGCGCATCATCGTCGGCAATCAGTCAGGCGAGCGCGCCAGCACGGAAGACCAGATTTATTTCAATGGGCGCTGCCAGTCGCGTCGCGGCGATCTGTCGTTCGATGTTGAGGATATGGTCGACAAGCTGACCTATCTGCAAATCATCAAGCCGGTGGCGAAATTCAGCATCGTCTGGGATGAACTCAACGAACAGTCATCATCCGACAAGCTCGATAGCGCAGTGAAGATGAGCAACATCAACCAGACGGCCCTTGCTTCTGGTGAGGCGGTTTTCTCCACTGACGAAATCCGGGTAGCCGCAGGTTACGAGCCAGGCGGAGGCGAGCCATTGACAGAGGAAGATGATGAAGACGAAGAGGAAGCCGAAGCCAGCGATACTGCCGGCCAATAAGCTCGACCCGACCGGCGTTGACCGGCTGGAGCGCGGTGCCATGCGTGATTACGCAAAACGCCTGAAGCGGATCAGCGAGCGATACATTGAACTGCTAAACCGTATCCCGGCGGAGCCTGCAGTAAACCAGCGATACACCTTCCAGTTAGACCCAACCTTACTTTCGATGCTGTTGCAGAACGGCGATTCGCTCGTAGATGAAATCCTGTTGCAGGGCGGAGAATTCAACCCTTGGCTGTTTCAGGACTACGTGTCGCCATCCTATCAGCGCGGCACGGCGCAGGAGTTTGCCAACCTGTCTCAGCAATCTCCAGCATACGGGGCCGATCGCGGCAGTGTGCAGGACATCCTTCTAAGCGACGCCTACCAAAACCGCCTGGTTCTGGTCAGGGCGCGCACCTTCGAAGAGATGAAAGGGTTGTCGGCTGACGTAAAGCAAAACCTGTCCCGCGTGTTGACCGATGGCATTGGCCGCGGGCAGAACCCAACGGAAGTCGCCAGGCGGATTCGTGACCAGATAGGAATTGAGCAAGGGCGCGCTAACCGCATTGCCCGGACCGAGATAACAACGGCGCTTCGCAGGGCTCGCTGGGATGAGCATGACACAGCCAGTGATGACCTCGGGCTTAACGTCATGCTGTTGCACCTGTCAGCGCTCAGCCCCACAACGCGCCAGACGCATGCATTGCGCCACGGCAGGCTCTACACCTCGGAAGAGGTGCGGGACTGGTACAGCGTCAACGGCAACGCGATCAACTGCAAGTGCTCGCAGGTCACTGTGCTGGTCGACCAAAAAGGCGTTCCGCTTAACTCCTCTGTCATCGACATCGCCAGAAAAGAGTTTGATCAGACATGGGGCAAGCGCATGGCAACCAACAAATCACATCACTGCTGCGACCATAAGCACGCGGCTTAATCGAGAGATAACCATGACTATGCAGGTCAACGTCACCACTAAGGTGAACAGTCAGGCTATTCGCCGCGAAACGTACAACGGGCGTCCGCATCTGGTTCTGCCGAGCTACACGCTGCCGGCAAACGTTGTGATGAACGGCGGTCTGTATCCGGCATCGGAAATCGACGCCCACTATCAGGGTCTGGAAGGCACGCTGGCGCCGCTCGGTCATCCGACTGTAGACGGAAAGTTTGTTTCTGCTTTCTCACCAGAGGGTATCAACGCCGGGCATATCGGCGCATGGAACCGCAACGTCAAGAAGTCTGGTAACCGCGTCTATGCGGAAAAGTGGGTAGATACCACGGTTGCCAATCAGAGCGAAGGCGGGCGTGAGCTTCTTGACCGTGTCGCTGCTATCGAGCGAGGCGAAGACGTCCCGCCAATCCACACCAGTGTTGCTGTGTTTCTTGACCAGCTTGAAGCCAGCGATGAGCAGAAGGCACAAGGCATCGAGTGGGTCGCGAAGATTAATGCAATGGACCATGACGCCATCCTGCTCCATGAGGTCGGCGCGGCACAGCCAGAGCAGGGCGTCGGCCTGATGGTTAACGCTGACCAGGCTAAGACGCTCAACGTCAATTCTGGCGCGCTGATTGGTGAGTCCTACCGCGAACGTGAGCGTCGTCTTGAACAAGCCGCCCGCGACAAGTTTGCAACCGGCCCGGACGATTATGCCTGGATTGCTGACTTCACTGATTCGCAGGCGATCGTCATCCGTAACGGCGGCGACGCGCAGGTTTACGGCTACAGCACTGAAGGCGGCAAGATCACCTTCGACGATACCGGCGCCAAAGTAGCGCGTCAGGAGTCGTGGGTAGCCATCGTAGCCAACAAAGTTAAATCCCTTTTTACACCGCAGGAAGCTCCTGCAACAAACCACCAAACGGAGGGCGACATGCCTTTGACCACTGAAGAGAAACAAGAGCTGATCACCGAAATCGGTAAAGGCCTGGCTGCCAACTTCGCTGATGCGCTGAAGCCCGTGACCGATCAGATTCAGCAGCTGCAGGCGAATCAGACACAACTGGCGGAAACGCTCACAGCAAACTCCCGCGCAGAAGAGAAAACCAAGCGTGATGCAGTTGCCGCGGTGCACGGTGAAATCGTGGCGAACGCACTGCAGGGTGAAGCGCTGGATGCGATGTTCAACTCGCTCGGTGAAGCTGCCCCGCTGGGCACCAATTCTGCCAAAAACCCACCCGTGACCGGCGCACCTGATCCGGCCGCTTACTTCGGAGGTGCTGCATAATGCCACGCTATCGCCGCGTTAATATCGACGGTCAGTCTCTGTACAAGACCGAAACCCGCGCCACTGCCGCAGCTCTTCTGCCGGGCACGGCGGCTGTCATCAACGACGACAATGAGTTCGCGCAGGCTACCGCGCTGACTGGTCGCCTCTACATTATCGACGTCGCCTACCATCAGGGCCTGAACTTCACCGAAGCTGTACCGGCCGGTGATTCTGCTGTGGGTAATTACGTCGAAGAAGGCCGTGAACTGGCTCTGCTGTGCGTGCCTGGCACCTACGGCAAAGACGATCCGATCAAGCTGGGCACGAATGGCCAGTTCACCAAAGCTACCGATGACACCGACTCGGTGATCGGCTACAGCCAGGACGAAGCGACCATCGCGGCCAGCACCACAGATTTCATCCGCGTGCGTATGCGCGTCGGCACCGTTGCCGCAGCTGCTGGCGCTTAATCAGGAGAATAAGAATGTATTTTACCGCTGAAACACTGGCTGCTAACAGCCGACTGCGCGGGCACTGGAACGAGCTGTGGGCGAACCGTGACATCTTCAACGCTCAGCATGACATGATGGTTAACGCGTTCCGTACGCGCATGACGCATGAGATGCTGGCGGCGTGAACATCGATCTGACCACTGCAACGCCTGCTCAGTTGCTGGCATTCTTTGGGCCGACCGGTGCATTCGGTCTGACTGCGCGCGCTAATAAGGTGGCCGCGTATGATGTGCTGTGGCTCAGCTCTGAAATCATGGCGAACTTGTCGAAGCCATATCTGATTGATGTTAACGGTGGTACCAATGCGGTAGTCAGTGGCACCGTGCTTGACGCTATCCGTAAATTCATCCCGGCTAAGGATATTCGTCAGACCTTTGCTCTCAGCGGAAATGAGTTCTTCGGCTATCAACGCCGTCAGGATGTGATTTCTCCGCTGGTGGGTATGGCCGTGGGCGTTGTGCCTCTGCCGCGCCCTATGCCGCAGAGCAATTACAACTTCCAGATCATGTCTGCTGAAGGCCTGCAGATTAAGAAGGACGGCGAAGGCCTGTCCGGCGTGGTCTACGGCGCAAACCTGGCATAAGGAGCCATCATGGCTGAGAAATACGAAGTAATTAAGCCGTGGCACGGCGTCGCAAAGGGTGATGTGGTTCGGCTGGAGACGGTTCACCCGGCGCTGAAATCCCACGTCCGTAAGCTCTCGGATAAAGCATCTGCTGAGCTTGTTCCGGCAACTCCGAATGCCACCTCCGAAAAGCAGGCTCGAAAAGAGGCAATCAGCAAGCGGCTGGATGAACTCGGCATCGAGTACAAAGGCAACCTCGGCGCCGACAAGCTGGGGGAACTACTGCCGGAAGGCGAGCTCGAGAAGCTTTTCCCCGCTGAATAACAGCCGCCGCAATGGCGGTTTTTTTATGCCCTCTCTGGAGGGCTTATGCCGAGGTCAGCATGATCACCACAGAACAGGCAAAAGAACATCTGGCGTCGGTTGGCATCACGCTGCCGGACTTTATCCTTGATGCGCTGGTGGATCAGGCCAACAGCATTCAGGAGTGCCTGGATGCGAATTACTCCCCGGCGACGGCCTTACTGATTCAGATGTATCTGTTAGGACTGATGGGGCTGGGGCAGGGCGATCGATATATCAGCTCTCAGTCAGCCCCATCTGGTGCGTCGAGGTCATTCCGCTATCAGTCCTTTGCCGATCGCTGGTCAGGTTCGTTATCCCTGCTGCGCGGTCTGGATAAACATGGCTGCGCTACTGCGCTGATTCCTCCCGATCCGGCGCAGAAGGCCTTTGCTGGTATCTGGGTAGCCAAAGGTGGCTGCATGTGCGGAGGTCGGTGATGTCATGGATTCCTGTGGCGCATCGGCTGCCTAAGCCATTTACTCGCGTCTGGCTTCAAACCTCCTGCGGCCGGCAGACTACTGGCTACGTGAAAAGCAGCGGTGAGTGGGCGATTAACTGCCCGCGCATCGCCGCAGAGAAGCCTACTGTGACGAGCTGGAAGGAGTAAGCCATGTCAGAGTTAGCTCGCTGGTCCTATACTGGCAAAGCGACGTTCTGGAAGCGTCTGGCTGGGCAGAATGAGATGGGCGACCCGATGGGCTTTGCTGAACCATTGGTGATTGATTGCGGGTATCAGGGTGGACTGAGTAAGCGCCTGGGAAGCATCGGAGCGGAGCGTGTAGTCAAAAACACGGTCTGGACTGAGTTCGCTGGCGCAGATACCGGCGATTACATCCTGATCGGTGTCTCTTCTGAGGCGAATCCGCTGAAAGCTGGCGCTGATGAAGTGATGCAGGCTGTCCGCTTCGAAGATACCTTCGACCGCCTGGCGGATGACTTCGCGATCATTACAGGGGCATAGCATGGGCGTGAAGGTTAAAGGCATTGAGCAGGCGAAGCGCAACCTTGACGCGCTGATTGGCGATATTCAGGGGCGTAAAGCTGTCAGGGCGCTGCAGAGCGCGCTGATTATCGGTTCATCTCAGGCGGCGCTTTATACGCCGATCGATACGTCCACGCTCATCAACAGCCAGTACCGCGAGCTGAGCGTGAATGGAAGCCGGCTAACCGGGCGCGTGGGCTACTCAGCCAACTACGCGGTTTATGTGCATGATCCGAACATTCCGCAGAATTTCCGTCGCGCCACGGCGCAGAAAGAGTTCCTGACCAAGGGCTTCGAAGACTCCCGCGACCTCATCGACAGGACGATCAAGAAGGAGATGGCGCTGTGACACCTCCTATGCATACGCGGGTGCGAAACCTCTTCGCCAATGCCGGATTAGCTGAAGGATTCACAATCCAGCAGCTGGTCTGGTCCGACAGCGGAGACCTCTCTGATGCGTTTATAGTGTTTCGGCCCAACGGCGGTTCAGCCGTGCGCAAAGACCTCGGCTCGGAGTATTACGTGATGGTTGACGTGATCGGTGCGAAGGGCGCGAATGGCGCAGCTGATAACGCGGTACAGAAGATCATTGACTACGTGCAACAGCACCCCATGGCTGATGAGTGCGTCGGCTACCTCGAAAACCTCGGCGGCATCCCCGCCCCCGTTCTAACAACCGAAGGCCGCCTGGTCTACCGGCTCCAGTTTGTCGCCACATTCGGCGCTTAACTAAACGTCCAAGAGGATAGAAATATGGCAGATTGCCAGAACAGCAACGAACGTTTGTTCAGTGGCGCCGTTGTGCTTGAAGTGGCTGACGGCTGCAGCGATGCGCTCCCGCAAGAATCGGAGTGGAAAGCGCTCGCCGCCGGCACAAGCAAAGGTTTCGACTTCAGCCCTAACAGCGTCACCAGTGATGCAGACGATGGTAAAGGCTACGTTGAGACGATTGTAACCAACTCGGATTTCACCATCAGCTTTGAAGGTGAAGTGCGTAAGAAAGATAAGCTGGACCAGTACGGCATTGGCCGCTTCATCAAGTATTACCACACCGAGATCAGTAACCGCCGCCAACCTGGTATCTGGGTTCGCCTGGAGTATGGTCCGGTAACTTTCATCGGCTATATGAACATCACCGCGCTTAGCTCTGACGGCGGCACAAATGACATCGTGTCTCTGACCACCGAGTTCAAGGTGGGCGATGCCAGCACCATTCAGGTTATCGACACCGATGAGACCGTACCGGCTACCGGCGTAACCGTGACACCGGCAACAGCTAGCTTAGCTGTTGGTGCTACCCGTCAGCTGACCGGCGCTGTACAGCCGACCGATGCTACTAATCGCACCGGCACCTGGACCACTTCAGACGCATCGAAGGCCACTGTCAGCAGCACCGGTCTCGTTACCGCAGTAGCAGTTGGCTCGGCGACGATCTCGTTCAAATCCAATGACGGCAACTTTACCGGCACCTGCGCGGTTACCGTTACCGCTTCGTAACCATTCCAAGGGGCGGCGTGCTGCCCCTGATAATGCTTATGGAGAGCGTATGACACCTTACAAAGAAATTGGCGAGTGCCTGATATCGCTGGGCGAGCGGGACTACTTTTTTCGGCCGTCATTCGCAAACATGATGCGGATTGGCGAACCCGCTGCGATTGTTCAGGCATTTTATGACCTGCACAATGATGAATACACCTCATTGGTTAAGCGCTCAGTTGCTTCGTACGGCGGCGTTCCTCAGTGGCTGATGAGTTACATTGCCCGGCCACAGTTCAATAAGAATGTGGTCTACTCAGCGATGAATGTGCTTTCAGCTTGCTGTGATGAAGACATCACTGATCTGGTCGGAGAGTTACGCCCCGGAAAATCTGGAAAGTGGCTCTTCGTGTACCGAAAAGGCGCAATGCCGGTAAGTAACATGGTTCTGATCGCACAGTCTCTGATTCAGCATGGAATCATCGGGAAGGCAAAAGTAAGGCGGTTGCAAAAGCATGAAGGGGCCAGCACTTCATCTGAGTTCAACGCCTTCGAGTACATCAGTGCCGCCCGCACACACCTTGGCATGAGCCGAGAGGAAGCGGAGCAACTGACCATGACGGAGTTTCAAATGCTGCTGGCGACAAAGTTCCCTGAGCAAAAAGGTTTCACGAAAGAAGAGTATGACGCGGTTCAGGATGGCTTCCTTGAGCGGCAAGCTCGCCGAAGGGCGGAGTGGGAAAGAAAGCAGGAACGGCAGCAATAAAAAACCCGGCCTAAGCCGGGCTTGTGAGCCTTAGATTTCATCGCATCCGCAAATTGGAATCGGGAATACGCGTGAATTCTTAGGGAACCGCTTCTTACCGTTCTTGTCAATGATGTAAGGACGGAAGATTACGTCGCAGCTGTTGCCGCATTTAGTACAAATGGTAGTAGCCATTATGATGGTCTCATATCACAGCAGCCCTTCGCCGCTTGAAAGTTGAGACTGCAACCGCTATGGTAACAACCGTAATGTTTATACCGTAGCAAGGGCTCCCGAAGGGGGTCACAGCTATCAACTCCAATGTCCAACTCCCCAGTCCGACATTGGGTTGAATTCTTTGCATTACTGAGGCCGAACGTAGATCTTCAAAAATGAAGCGATGCGTTCGGCTTCTTCGTTTGTAAGATCTAGCGGAAGCCCTTTGAGCTCGATAGATAAGCCTGTTTCTGGGCGCAACAAGAACTGCGCGTCAAAAGTATGGTTAGTTAAAATGCTTCCTTCTAACGTGTCATTATTCCGTGATGCCACAGTCTCCTCGATGCTCTTTGCTCTACGAGGAGGCTTCGGCGGCCTTCGAATGGAAATAGCACCTATTCGAGATGGTTGACTAGCTTCAGATTCATTGTCTGATGAAGGCCGTATACCCTTATATTCATTGAACTTAGCTATTAGGCTTTTGAATCTGCTTCGGTAGGTCTGAATGCTTGCCTCTGATGGCTCACTGTCAGCAGATTGCAGATAAGTATTAATCAGCTCCTCAACATCAATGCTACTGATATCATCATATTTTCCATCAGGGATGGTAGAGAGCAGGAGTAGCGAGGAGTTGCGAAGGTTTCTCGCAGTCGCCTCATTAGTAATTCCCAGCTCAGGAAGCTTTTCGGCAAAATCTTTAAGCTCGTCTGATGTAAATTTGGTAGTCATAGTCATACCTCGCTCCTTTGATGCGCTCAGTTTACGATCGATCGGCTCAACCAATCAAGTCAAAAGATTCGATCGGTGAATCCTTTTTACGGAGCTTGATTACGCTTGACGAAAGATTGTGACGAATATCACGCTAGGCAAGCGCAATATTAACCTAGTCTTATGTTTTGCATTGTCTTGCGCTGCCGCCGTGATAAGATTTATCCCATAACACCTCATGGAGATAGGGATGTGAAATTAGCTTTAGCTGTGATGGGATTGCTAGTGTGCTCCGTGGCGCATGCTGATTTAGAGAATGCAGCAAAAAATCTAAGCGAGTGCGTAACTCAATATGCAGAAAGCCAAGTCAAAACAAGCAAATCAGCTGGCATCATCTCTGATGAAGCTTTTAATAGATGTAGCGCTCAACTCTCTGAGTACCATGACTCAATTGGCCCTGATAAAACACAATGGTCTGGTTTAAGTGCACAACAAAAAGAAGCTATTTCAAAAATCAGGGATCAGACAACTTCAAAGGTTCGTGAGAGTTTATCCTCACAGATCGTCACCTTTATCACAGAGTCTCGCAAAAGCTCTTAAGCGGCTTTACTGCAGATTTCTTGCTTCCCATTGCACCTCATCCCGGCTAGGATTTATCCCATCATTTGCTGATGGAGATAGGGAATGAGAAAGGTCAGAATTGCATGCGAATGCATCAGTCTTCCACAAGACGATTTATGGTTAGAAGTCATGATTGATGAAAAAGGGTACATTTGTTATCCGAAAGACTCTGACGATAATTTTGGTCGCGGCAATGTAAACTACTCGGGTGACGCAAGGCGTTATTCATTCGGCATTTATTGGCTAGATGATGGTGTCGCTGGGACAGATTGGGATGACAAAAATGATAGGGCTTGTGAATTGGATATTTTAGATAGACGGTTAGTTGTTGGTGAGACGTTTAAGTACATTCAGGCTGGAGAGCCATGGGAGTATAAGATTGCAGCTATCAGCGTCGTAGCATGAAAGAAGCCCACTCAGGTGGGCTTTTTGCTTTACTCAGCATCAGATAACTTTTGGTCAACTTCTTTTACTAAGGTTAGCATAAGGCGATCCACTTCATCCCTCACGATTTCTGATCCGACAGGCATGACAATGTTGTGCAACCAGTCCTCGTTAGTCATCGTGGCTCTTGGATTACCTTTAATATCATTTAGTTTTGAATTGGCCTGAATAGCGCTTTCGTTTAGATAAAGAGCATATTGCCGGTTTAAAACCACTTGAGAAAGAATCTCAAAGCCGCGCTCTGTCTGCGCTGCTTCTGCTGCCGTTATTCCATTTTGGTTTGCCAGCCAGTAGAGGTCATTAAATGCATTGTCTTCTACTTCTCGTCTGATTTTATGCATATGTGCGGCTTGTTGCTTTAGCTCTTTTATCTTAGCCTCAAGGGTCTCTATCTCTTTCCTTTTGATGAAATCAAACATGCGTTGGCCTTGGTGAAAGTATATGGTTGAAATGATTTTCGTTGGCATTAACAGGCATTGCAACTCTGACAAATGATAAGTGTTTATGGTTTTCTTGATTAAAAAGCCCACATAGGGTGGGCTTGGGCTGGCTCTTTTTGGGCTCAATCAGTGGCGCTTTTCATAATGATTGCCAGTGCGGGGATTTTTATAAGCTCCACCTTTATGAGACGAACCATGTCCGCCTGCATAGTGTCCGCCGCGAGCGAAGCTGATTGAAGGGGAAAGCAGCGCTACAGCCACTAAGGCCACAATAATTTTTTTCATAATTATCCTTTTTTGAAGTTGCCATATGGGAAAACCCCATTAGCAATATACTCTTAAGTTTAGGAATAGAAATCCTGATAAACGAACACCCGTTTTGCACCATCTTGCACCAACTCCATGCTAGGATTTATCCCACTGTTACTTTTGGGGATAGGGATATGAAGAAACTGATTTTGGGTGCAGTAGTTGCTGGGTTGCTTTCTGGTTGCGCAAGCGAAAAGCCACTTAACTCTTATGATGACGCAGGCTTATGTACCTTGAAGGGGCAGGCACTGGGATATGGCAACACTGATATCATGCCAAAAATACAGGCTGAGTTTGTTCGTCGCGGCAAGTTATCTATCAGTCAGGATGACTGCAACCTGTATACGCAAACAGGTCAACAGGACGCTCGCGTGCGGATGGGAACGACCAACAATGTCATCAACCAATCTCAGCGCTCGCAAGCTATCGACGCAATCAGAGGGTATTAAACCCACCTAAATTAAACAGCCCGCCTCGTGCGGGTTTTTTTATGCCTGGAGAATGTGATGGCAGAAAAAGTTGGTGATATTTATTACGACGTTGAAATGGACACTGCTCAACTTTTGACAGCTAATCAACAGGCAAGTAAAGCGCTTGATGATTTGGGGAATCAGGCTAAGGGCGCCGCAAGCGGCATAAAATCTCTTGAAACGCAGATGAAGACATCTGCTGCTGCAGTAGAGCAAGCATCAAGAGCCGGAAGCGGATTCCGCAGCACCTTTCAGCAGGCCGGTTACCAAGTCCAGGACTTCATCGTGCAGGTACAGGGCGGGCAGTCTGCTTTAGTAGCCTTCAGTCAACAAGGTTCGCAGTTAGCGGGCGCATTTGGCCCGGGAGGAGCAATTGTTGGCGCGTTCATTGCCCTTGGAACCGTTCTGACCGGCGTCCTTGTGTCCGCACTTGGCAATACAAGCAACGAAATGGACAAGCTTGAAAAAGCTGCCGAGACGTTGAATAAAATTGTCGTAATTAACAGCCAAGGCGTTGCCGCGCTTTCAAATGATTATGCTCGCCTTGCTGCGACTAACGCGACTCTTGCCGCTCAATTGCGCGATAACGCTATCCAGCAATATGAGATAGCTGTTCGTGATGCCGGCAAAGCCATCCAGTCCATTGTGAAAGACCAGTCATCATGGTTCGGTAGTTTACAGGGTGGATCGGCTAGCGTGTCGGCTCTCGGGGAAGTTATCAGTACCCTCAATATCAAAACTGACTCCTTTCGTGAGGCTTTTGCTGAAGCTTCCAAAACAGGGCTCGGCGTAAATAACATGGCAAATACACTGACAGCCACAGTCAGTATGCTGGGAAGCCAGTTTTCAATTGGAGATGATGCGGCTTTCGGATTGGCCACGCGGTTGAATGAAATAGCTAAAAATCCTTCCCCTCAAGCTATAAGCTCTCTTATTGATTATATGAAAAGCCTGACCCCAACAACAAAAGATGGGGCAGATGCGATGACCGAGCTTGAAACGAAGATTTTGGCCGCCGGCGCGGCAATGCAGAAAGCGCAGGATAATAGCGATGCATTAAAGAAAAAGCTGCAGGATTTGCGCACAGAGGCGCAGCAAGCAAACTTTGATAATGTAAGCACGCAACTGGAAACACAGCGGATAGCCCTGACCAAAGGGGTACAGGCAGCTAAAGAGTATGCTATCTCCAAACAGGATTTAACCGATCAGCAAAAGCAAGAGCTTATTCAGCAAAGCAGGATAGTTTCTGGACTAGAGGAAGAAAAGAAAGCTCGAGATGTTGCTCAACGACAGGCAGATCAGCAGGCAAAAACAGCAGCTAGCGCGGCTGAACAAGTAACGCAGAAACTTGAAAATCTCCGACAAAAGGCTGATTTATCGGCATCATTCTACAAATGAGCTTACTCGTGAACAGGCTATCCTACAGGCACAGCAGTCGCTTGGTAAGTCAGCGACTCAGGATCAAATCAAGCTTGCCGGTCAGTATGCTGCCAAGGCATACGATAATGCCAAGGCAGTAAAAGAGCTGGCTCAGGCAGAGCAAGGGCGTAAGTTTGCCAATCAGGAGATTACTGCTGCAAAAGTAATGCCTGATGCGGAAACTGGCGCAGTTGAAAACCCAACAGCGCAAATTGATCTTCAGGAGCAACAGAAGCTGGCAGCTCTGTCGAAATATCAGGCGATTGATGTCCAGAATGTGCAGCTCTACGAAGATGCAAAAACTGCTATTCAGCGCCAGGCAGCGAATGCGCGGCAGCAGATAGTAGAAAACGAAGCCAATATGCAGTCACAAGCCATTTCCTCAATTATCGGCTCTGTATCTCAGGGATTCGACGGACTGGCTAACCTCGCTGCTAGCGCCGCAGGTAAAAGCAGCGGTGCTTATCAGGCAATGTTTGCTCTCAGCAAAGGCTTTGCGGTGGCGCAGGCCGCTTTAAACTTGCAACTCGCCATCTCACAGGCAATGGCAGACCCAACAGCACTTACGCCAGCACAGAAGTTTGCCAACTATGCGGCGATCGCTAGTGCAGGCGCTTCACTCCTTTCGAGCATCGGCAGCATCTCCTACGGCGGCGGGCGTGAGCATGGCGGCCCAGTCAATGCGAACAGCATGTACCGGGTCGGTGAGGGCGGTAAGCCAGAAATCTTTAAAGCCAGCAACGGCAGTCAGTACATGATTCCAGGTGATAGCGGCAAGGTTATCAGCAATAGCGATTTGGGTAGCGCAGGGAGTGAAGGCGGCGGCACGGTGTTCAACGTTGCGTTCAACATCCAGACTACTAACGGCATCGACGACGCCACCATGCAAAAAATGGCTGGCATGATGAAGCAGGTCGCGCTCTATCAAATTAAAGACCAGAGCACTTGCCCAGGCGGCATGCTTCAACCGCGTAAATAACAGGAAATCCCATGGCAGAAACTTTCTCCTGGAGCCCGCAAAAGGGCTTCACGGTTTCGCGTGCGCCAAATGTGGCGGTGGTGAAGCTTGGCGACGGCTATGAGCAGCGCCAGACCAAAGGCATAAACCCGTTGATGGACAGCTACTCACTGACGTTTGTCGGCTATGACGATGCAAAGTGTTCCCGGCCCAATGTGGCGAAAGCCGCAGAAGCATTTCTGAAAGCGAGAATGGCCGTCGAGTCGTTCTATTGGACGCCAACTGATACCGGCGTGCAGGGGCTTTATGTGTGCCGCTCCTGGTCCTTACAAAAAACCGGCGCGGTATATCAACTGACAGCAACATTTGAGCAAGTACCGAGATAACTCAGGAGTAATATCATGACATTAGAACAGCGTATTGAAGCGTTAGAAAAGGCGGTGGCTAATCTGGCATTGCCCACCGCAACAACAGAAGAGCTGACGAAGATGATGCGGGATGCTGCCGCTGAGACGATTAAGAATGCTCTTCTGCCCGGTGGCGCTGTGCACAAGTTGGACCAAGAAGCGGCCAAATCATCGACCGCTGGGTACACTCTTAAAACATGCATCAATTATGATGCAGATAGGGAGCAGGCTTTAGACCATATCGCTACTGTGTTGCGCGAGTTACCAGTTTTATCGCGTTTGTAATTGCATCCGTGACTTGTGGGTCATGTCCACCAGGACCGTTCTCTATTTTAGGTTGAGCTTCCTTAAGGGCGTCAAGTAACACCTGGGCAGCATTCTGCTTTGGCGATATTTTATTAACTACTTTAATTAACTGAGTCAGAAGTACTCCAGACATTATCTCGTGAGTAAGGGATTTCTGCTTTTGCTCTGCTAAATCTCTCTGAAGTTGCTGAATGCGGGCTTCAAAGCTTTCAATTCGTTGCTGGTCTGACATATTAATCCTTTACCAGAGGTAATCAGCCATCCCTCATTATTGTGTGCGTCCATGCCCCAAACATGGACGGGCTGAATACTCAACATATCCTTATCAGTAAATCAGCAACATCCTGATATTCGATCAGTAATCATTCAATGGCTGCCACCTGGCGGCCTTTTTTATGGGCGCAATATGCGAGATATACCAGTAGAACTCATTATCGAGAGCGTTGACGCCGGCGTGGGCGCGATGCTCGATCTGTTCGAGGTGGACCTGCAGTCGTTTGGTGGTGACGTTATCCGCTTTCACGCTGGAACGAACGGTTATTACAACGATGTGATATGGCAGGGCCGGGCTTACTCAGCCTATCCGATCGCCGTCGAAGGTTTCGAAACCAAGTCAGAAGGCACATATTCACGTCCGACGATGAAAGTGGCGAACATCACCGGGCTGATCACAGGCATCAACCACGATTTCGACGACGCCTTGGGCGCCGTTGTAACTCGCCGGCAGGTCCTTGTGAAGCATCTCGACGCGGTGAATTTCCCGAACGGGAACGCCAATGCCGATCCGACCATGGAGGCCGTTTCGCGCTACGTCATCGAAGAGATGGCTGAAGAGACCTTCGAAACGGTGACGTATAACCTGGCGACGCCAGTCGACTGCGACAACGCGATCATCCCGGCTCGCACTATCCTCGCAGACGTGTGTCAGTGGGTTTACCGCGGTGACGGTTGCGGCTATTCCGGTCCGGCTGTGGCTGACGAGAAAGACAATCCAACCTCCGATATGTTGAAAGACAAATGCTCAAAGCACCTGAGCGGCTGCGAGTTTCGGTATCCGAAACCGAGTGCAAAGCCCTACGGCGGCTACCCCGGATCAGCAAAGGTGTCATGATGATTGAAAGTGAATGCCTGGCTTACGCCGCTTCGTCCGGCGATGAGGTCTGCGGTCTGATTATTGACGGTCAGCAGCTGTGGCGATGCCGCAATGCGCATCCTGATCCGGCGCGCAACTTCCGAATTGACGAGGCGGACTGGCTTGAAGCAGAAGCGGCGGGAGAAATCACCGCCGTTTTTCATTCTCATCCCGATCCGAAACTGGTTCTTTCTGCTGCCGATCGCAGCGCGCAGCTGGCTACCGGCATCGACTGGTGGTTAGCCAGCGACGGCCGCCTTCGCAAATTCCGTCCGGTGCCGCACCTGCTGGGCCGACGCTTCGAGCACGGCGTGATGGACTGCTACACGCTGTTTCGCGACGCCTACCACCTCTGCGGTATCGACTTGCCTGACTTCGAGCGAAGCAATGGCTGGTGGGTGCGCGGCGAAAATCTTTACCTGAAAAACATGGCGGCCAACGGCTTCTTTAAAGTCGGCTTTGATGCCATCCAGCCCGGCGACGTAATCATCAGGCGCGCGTTTCCTGAGTGCGACCCCTGCCACGCAATGATCTGGCTGGGTGACAACACCATCCTGCATCACGAAGTGCATGGCCGGTTAAGCCGCCGCGAGCCACTTCGACAGCTTCACGTTCCTCTTATTCACTCCATCTGGAGACACGAACAATGCTCACTTTTGGATTTGCGGGGAATTTACGACGACATTTCCGCCAGATCGATTTGAACGTCGACACGCCGGCGCAGGGGCTTCGGCTGCTACTGGCGCAATGCCCAGAGTTCAAGCGCGACTTCTACCAGACCCGGCTGCGCATGCGCATAGACGGCAGCGACATTTCCGGCGACACCCTCGAATTTCACATGAACCGCCACTTAAAAGACGGCGCCAGGGTGCTTTTCGTACCGGTTGTTGAAGGCTCAATTACTGCGGTGGCCGCGACGTGGATCATGGTCGCAGTGACCGTCGCATCGGTGGCTTACTCGCTTTATATGACCTCGCATATGAAAACGAGAACATCAGCCGATCAGGACACAAACTCCATCACAAACAACTCTTTTACCAGCGCGGAAAACCGAATCGGGCAGGGCCGACCGGTGCCACTTCTGCTGGGTGAGATGGTGGTAGGCAGCAACGTTATCAGTCTCGGTATCGATACAACCAACAATCAGGACTGGGACATTTCAATTAGCTAAGGTGACAGCATGAGTTCAGGCGGCGGTGGCGGCAGCACTCCAAAATTAATCGACGATAACCTTAAATCAAAGCAGTTCCTCCGCGTTCTTGACCTAATCTCAGAAGGGCCGATTTACGGTCCGGTAGACCAGAGTCATCTTTCCTCTTTCATGCTGAACGACACGCCTGTAACTGATGCTGCAGGCGGGATAACGATTAATGGGGTGAGCGTTGCCTGGCGCCCTGGAACGGCATCACAGGCGCCAATTAATGGCTTAAATACGGTTGAGGCCACAACGGTCGTTAATACTGCTGTAACGCAGTCAACGCCTCTTGTTCGCACCGTGACAGACACTGATGTTGATCGCGTACGTATGAACATCGGCGTCTCCGGACTAGTTGAGCAGGACACAAAAGGCAACCAGAACGAAACCACCGTATCCATGGTTATCGAGACTCGAGTGGGTGCCGGGTCATGGCAAATACAGAAAACCGTAACCATCCGCGGCAAACAATCCGGTGAATATCTGGAAGCCCACCTTATTGATGCCCCACAGACCAAGCCTTTTGATATACGTCTGCGTCGCATCACGCCAGACAGCACCAGTGATTTACTGAACAACGGGACTATCTGGAACAGCTACACGGAAATCACTGACGATAACCTCTCTTATCCGTATGCGGCCATTGCCGGCTGCGTGGTAGACCGTGACCAGTACACCGATACGCCAACACGCACCTATCACCTGCGCGGCCTGATTGTCGATGTGCCGGATAACTATGACCCGATCGCGCGCACTTACGCTGGCATATGGACGGGCGGTTTCAAGTCAACCTGGACGAATAACCCCGCGTGGATATTCCGGGCTCTGGTCAAGAACAACCGTTACGGCCTGGCGAAGCGCGCCGGCTATATCGACGTCGATGACGGCAGCCTGTATGTGCTGTCGCAGTTCTGCGATCAGCTGGTTGATGATGGCTACGGTGGGAAAGAACCTCGCTTTACGCTCAACGCCTACATCACCGAGCAGAAGAGCGCGCGCGAGCTGCTTGACGATATCGCCGGGATGTTCCGTGGCATTGCCCTGTGGGACGGCATGCGATTTTCCGTGATGCTGGATAATCCGCAAGACCCGGTCGCCTCGATCACCAATGCAAACGTCGTAGACGGCCTGTTCACCTACAGCGCGATGAAGCGCTCAGAACGCTACAACGCTGTCATCGTCTCATGGACGGATCCGAACAACGGCTGGTCACAGGTCAAAGAGTACGTATCCGACGATGCGCTCATTGATCGCTACGGCTATAACGAAACCACTATGGAGGCTTTTGGCTGCACGTCCCGCGGCCAGGCGTTTCGTACAGGTAAGTGGCTGATTGAGACTGCAAAGCGAGAAACCAAAAAGACCACGTTCAAGATGGCGCGCGAGGCCATTCGGTTTATCCCCGGCGATGTTGTTGAGGTTCTCGATAACAACTATGCAGCGACGCGCCTTGGCGGGCGGATTATTTCTCATTCGGGCACATCCATCACGGTAGACGCGGACGTTTCTGAGCTGGCTGGCTCTGGCGACACCATGTCTCTGATGGGGGCTGACGGGAAGTTTACCAAGCACGCGATTGCCAGCGTCGCGGGAAGTATCATCACGCTGAAATCTGCGCCTGCATGGATAAAAGATGGGACGGTGTTTGTCATCTCTACGGGGGAAGTTGCACCTCGGCTGTTCCGCATCATGGGCATCTCCGAGGATGACAACAACTCGGTGTACAGCATCACGGCTACGCTGCATGATCCAAATAAGCAGGCAGTAGTTGATGACGGCGCCGTATTCGAAATGCCCAACGATACGCTGAACGGGTATCGGGTTCCGAACATCGAAAATTTGCGGATCATCAACACGAACAGCGAGACCGTCCAAGTAACAGCAACGTGGGAGACGGCAACGCTCACGAAGAAAATCGTGTTCGAGCTCTACGTTTACACCACTGACGGCAGGGTGGTAGCGCAGTACGAAACAGAGCAGTTCCGATATGATTTTTACGGGCTAGATGCGGGGAATTACACGCTGGGCGTGCGCGGCCGCAATGAAAACGGCATGAAGGGAGCGGAAACGCAGGTCAGCCTGGTTATCGGAGCGCCGGCGGCACCGACTTTTGTGCAGTGGAACCCCGGCATCTTTTCTGCAGACATCGTTCCTGTAATGAGCGTCAGCGCGACAACTGACACGACCTTCGAATTCTGGTTTACCGGAGAAGTCCCGGCAACCAGCATCGGCAATGTGGAGAATGAGGCTCAGTTTTTAGGGCGTGCTTCACAGTGGACTTTACACGGGCTCAAGACTGACCACACCTACTACATGTACGTGCGCACTAAAAATGCTTTTGGTGTTTCGGCTTATGTTCAGGTTTCAGGCCAGGCTTCAGCGGATATACCGGGAATGCTTGAGTATATAGATGAGGCAATCAGGAATTCAGATGCTTTTGAAAACCTTTCTGGGCAGATTGATAACAATATCGAAGGGATGCTTCAAAACGCCCTTAATAGTGATGCTTCTGTAGATCACCAATTCCGCCAGTTTGGAGAGGTTAGAGCCGACATTATTACCATACGCACTACGGTGGCTGACGTTTCCCAGTCGATGGCCCAGCTGGAAACGCAGGTACAGGCACAGTATGGTGAATTAAGCGCTGCGGTAAACGAGAAGCTTACGGCGACGGTTACGGACAACGGGACAGCCAAAGCGTCTTATACATTGCGCGTCGGCATTAACCGCTCAGGCCAATATTACGGGGCAGGAATGGCGATCGGAATTGAGCCGTCAGGAGGCGCTTACAAGTCTACGCTGGCCTTCAATGCCGATCAGTTTGGTATTTACACTGGTAGTGACCCCGGCAATTACCAGATGGCGTTCGCTGCAATAAACGGTCAAATATTCATAAACGACGCATTTATCAATTATGCCTCAATAACCCTCGCAAAAATTGGGTCGTTTTATTCGTCTAATTATGTTGCAGGCCAGACTGGAACAATAATGCGTTCAGACGGTTCTTTCGAACTCAATGGTCCAGTGTCAGGGCAGGGACGATTCCTAGTGGATAACAGAGGAGCGGCCTGGTATAACGCGGCTGGTCAACTTGTTTGCGTAATGGGGGCTCAGAGGTAATGGCGGGATTTCAGGCTTTTGTTAACGGGACCTCATTCGATGCCGTTAATGCTATGGCATATAACTTTATCGCTGACATCGCGACTGTTTCCGGGAATGGGAGCAACACTTACAACCTTCCCGGATTTATTTTAAGTGCTTCGCTGAATGGGGGGAGGACGTCAGCAGGAGGTCAGCAGATTACCTATTCAGTATCAGTTTCAGGGCAAACTGTTTCATGGAGTGGCGTAGACGCCCCTTCAAAACTGATAGTTACTGCGACTGCAACGACCACGCTGAACTATGCTGGTTCCATTTATAATGACTACTCAGTAAACCCTCCCATTTTCAAACTGGCCCCGAACTTTACGCCCTTCAATCTCGTTCAGGTAATTGACCTCACGCCCGGATTTGACCAGATCCTGCAGACTAACGTTCCTGCAAATAAGGCTATGTTAGCCTTTCACAGAAGCACTGCGGGTTCCGGGTTTGATCATGTCTGGTGGTATGAGATTAACCAGAATGGATACTGGGCGCTTCAGTTTCGACCTAACTTCGGCACCGCTATGGGGCCGACGCGAATCTACGTGTTTGCAAAGATGATGGTAAACGTGCCGCCCGGTGGTTTCTTCATGTACAACAACGGGGTTATGGTGTGGCACAGCAATTGCCTGCCATTGCAGATGCAGTCTGGCTCAACAACGAACGCCGGACAGCCCGTGGCAATAACATCGGGGGTATCTGTAGTGCATGCAATACCGTCTCAGCCAAGCACCCCGAACGTGGGAACGAGGCAATATAACTGTTACAGCGCGGGAATTAACTCATCAGGAAACTGGGAAGCCTCAGGCGCGGACCTGTATGCTTCCGTGTTCTATAACAACCCATCTGGGTCGGGCTTGCCGCCGTCATATTCATGCGGACCGCCCGGCTTCATTTATACAAATGCATACGACAGCTACTATCGGCAGGCTTTGGGGGTTTAACTTGTCACACGACGACGTGTCAACAAACTGTGATTTATCTGCCCATGTATAAAAAGGGTTTCCCGAAAGATACCTTCCTCCTTCTATCTTGAATACAGGTATATCGTATTTCAGTTTATAAATTAATGCCTTGTTATAACAAATGGGATGGGTGTTAGATACGCAACCTACCAAAGATATTGCAACACAAGTGATAGTAATTGCATTTTTCATTTAAATATCCTTTTTTGATTATGTGCTGATTAAAAATCATGCACAGATTGGCTGATGAAGTGAATAAGTAAGATTTTAGAATTTAATTTGCCAAATCAAATTAACTGGAAACCATTCAAAATAAACCCGTCCACTGTGCCGGGTTTTTTATTTCCCGGAGAAAGCTATGCCAGCAGGCACTATTACACTCACCAATAACTCAACAGTTGTGACAGGATCCGGAACGAGCTTTACCTCCGAGCTGAAACCGAATGATTTTATTGTCGCTATTGTTGGTGGCTTCACTTATACGCTAGGCGTTCAGTCCGTCGCGTCTGCAACAAGCCTGACGCTTATCACGGCGTATAATGGACCAACTACTTCGGGCGTAGCCTGGAATGCTGTGCCTAACGCTGCGCTGGTAGGTATTACGGCTCAAGTAGCGGCTGATGTGGCAAAGGCCATTCGTGGCTTGAATCTGGACAAGGCCAACTGGCAACAGGTTTTTAGTTCATCAGGAAATATTACAGTCAGTTTGCCTGATGGAAGTCAGTTTAGTGGCCCAAGCTGGGCTTACTTATCGACGCAATACACGAGCAAGGCAAATAAGGGTGCCAACAGCGATATTACAAGCCTTAGTGGATTAACTACCGCATTATCTATCGACCAGGGCGGTACTGGGCAAAAAACGGCAAGCCTTGGATGGAAAGCATTACTTGATGGCAGAAGTGCGGCAACAGCCCGAAATGACTTAGGGCTCGGTGCTGCTGCTCTGTTAAAAGACGGAGGAGCAATAGGTGACGTATCGAAGGTCGGCGATCAAGGGGGCCTTCTCCAACGTATGTTTATTTCCAGACAGGATCAGCGGCCTTAGATAACGTTAATTTGAATGCTGCCACAGGTACTGGATTATTTCCTAATCTTATAAACGGCGCCTCGGCATCAAACTCACCAACATCACAGTATTTCTATCTGCATAATATAGTTCATATTCCTGTATCTGGGTCTAGGGGGGCTATGACTCAGTTTCTTTATCCTTATTTCACACCGGGAGCAGCAGGATACAGGGATGGGCTTATTTGGTTTCGTGGTTTCAACGGCGGCACATGGGGTTCCTGGGTTTCCGTATGGTCAACAAACAGGACCACTGTCGATGCTAACGGATTTATTAAATCTGCATCACCCATACTACGTTTGACTAACGCGCCTGAAGTCATGGATGACTCATTTACTGATGGTTTTACCCTTTCAGGGGTCTGCGCAGTAAATTATGAGGCGGAAGGGGCAAGAGCAGAGAAAGTAGGGATCGGCCAGTACAGAATAATCGGAGCTAAAGGGCTTGCAAAGGAAGGGTGGACGATTGAGATGCCCCAGGACATCAATAAAAACCCCCTGTGTTTTGTTGAGGTTAACGAAACTGATTCAGGCGCTATCATGGTCAATGTCTATAAACGGAAGTTTGATGTTGATACGGCTATGGTGATTGCAGGCGAACAAATGGACATTCCTGATGGGCGCTGGATTGATTTGCGATTGGATATGCCAGAAACATCTGCTCAGGCAACGATAGGTGTAGAGTCAAATTAATCACTGGGAACAGGAAAAAGCCCCGGCGACGGGGCATTAAATTTTCCTGTAACTTGAATACAAATCCCACAACGGAAAAGCTACGCGAGCTAATAAAACCCCACATATTACCCCGATAACCACATCACCAAATATAGTTGATATAAACTCAAATAAATTCTCTGCTTTACCATAAAACTTTATGTAGACATATGAGAAAATCAGAGCTGCTAGAGCCAGCATGTTAGCGATAGCATCTATATAGGCTTTCAGCGTTTTTTGTTTATTTGGGAATGAGCCGTATATATTATAAAGAGTTATAAAATACATAAAGCAAACACATCCAACACCAAAAATCCCTATCCAGGCATTCTTATTTTCGTACTTAAATTTATCTATGAATAAAATACCTTCTAACATGATAACGCTAGCAGCTCTAATCCACCACATGATTAATTCCTGAACATCCTTCTGCATTACATTCTGTACAGGGGGTTGCTCACCTTTTGCTTGAATGTTTTTTTCATTTCCCATAAGATCCTTCCAAAATTTTAACTCAACCTAAAATCTCTAATTTAAGGGGGGTAACGACCCAAGTCCACCTCATCAATATACCTCAAAGCTCCTTCGCTAAATCAACACAAAATTATTTTTTTTAGTATGCAGCTAATATTAGGTGTTCAATTTTTTTAGAATATTCAAACCTTTCAGTCAACGTTCAATTCTAAAGCATCTGCTACGCACCTGAGGAAGACCATATCCATTTCAGCAGGCTGCGGTGTGGTAAACCCAAGCTTAGCCGCTCGAGCACCGCATCACACAAAACTGCCTCTGAAGCTTGCAGAAAACCGCCCTTAATATTACTGTGTTTATATACAGTAATATTGCGGGTTTTTTTATGCAACGCGAACATGAGACAGTCAGCGCATTCCGCATTGAGACGCCTGACGGATTTGTCATCGTCGACCGCGCCGTGAAAATGAAGCCAGGCGAGGAGGTAGCGTTCCAGTACTATGGATATTCGATGGTAGGCAAGCTGTTCGTTTCCGGGCTGATAACGCAGGATGGCGAAACGATAGACGGGGAGGGTTTGGAGGGAATCATCGTGCTGGGTAAAGTTACCGCGACCATTCTGGACGATGACGACGAGTTCCGCCCGACGATCTGA